CTTGATAATTCAGGAAGGTATCTCACACTTAAACCTTTTATGTTTCAAGAACGTAATAAATTTAGATCTGGTTTGGCTCTAACAATTGCTCCATATGGACAAGTATTTAGATATTTATTAGTAGGTAGCAATATTAGATTTTTACCTATACCTTCTAATCAAGCTACTATTCAAATGTGGTATACACCAGAACCTGTTGTAATTACATCTCTTTCTCAGACATTAAATTTACCTATTGGTAGTGATGAATATATGTCTCTTTATATGGCTTGTGCTATGTTACAAAAAGAAGAGACAGATACAACTGCATTAGACCAAAAAAGATTACAAGTTATCGCTCAAATATGTAATAGCTTTAAAGACAGGGATCAAGGATCTCCTTCTTATGTTATGGATGATTCTTCAGTAAATGAAGGTGCATTATATCCTTTTAGAGGTAATAGTTAATGCAACAATATATTCATGCGGCTACAGATAATCAAGATGTACAAAATTTAGACTTCGCAATATCAAGAGTTTTTGATTCTTTAATGCCTAATCCTTTATTAAACGAGCCAACATTAATTACAGGTCTAGTATTTACCTCTGGTACAGATTTAGTAGTGAATCATAAACTAAATAGAATTCCAAAAGGATATATATTAGTTGGTTCTACTGCTTCATCTACTTTATATACTTCTCCAACAACAAATAATCAACCAAAAGCACAAATAATTTTAAGAACAAGCGCAAACACAACTGCGTCCATTCTTTTTTTCTAGGATAAAATATGAGTTTCACCACATCAAATATGGGCTTAGTTATACCAACAGTCGGTGTTGATGTAGGTCCGACTTATGCTACACTTATAGATGCTGCTTTTGTAGCAGTAGATTCACATAATCACTCATCTGGCCAAGGAGTTCAAATTACTCCAGCCGGATTAAATATATCTAGTGATCTTACTTTTGCCCAAAACAATGCAACTAATCTACGTACCGCAAGATTTTATAATAATAGTTCTATAACCTTAGGTGTAAATGATTTAACTTGTCTTTATGCTTTAAATAATGAATTATATTATGAAGATGGTGCGGGAAATAGTGTTCAAATTACTTCTTCTGGTTCATTAAATTTAGGTACAGTTTCATCCCTTACTTTAAAAGACTCTCAATTTGTATTAGAATATTTTGGAGATACAACTAGAAAAGCTAGATTTGATGTTTCTAATGTTCCAGGCTCCACTACAAGAATATATAAATTACCTACAGTTTCTGCAAATGATACTTTAGCTTCATTAACTGCTACTCAAACATTAACTGCAACTACTTTAACTGGTGGTACTGTTTCTGGATGTACTGCAGTAAATTTAATAAGTGGTTCTGGTACATTAACATTACCAACTTCTGGAACAATTACAATTCCTAATGGTACCGATACTTTAGTTGCTTTAGCATTATCTCAAACATTAACTAATAAAATACTTACAGGAAATACTATTGCATCATTTACTCCAAATGGTGGTACAAATACTATAACAGTTCCTGCTATAACAGATACATTAGTAACTAAAACTACTACAGATACTCTAACAAATAAAACTTTAACTTCTCCTGCAATTACTGCTCCAGCAATTTCTGGTTCAGGAACTATAACATCAGCAACTGTAATCACAGATGTTTCTGATGCAACAAAAGAAATAGCTTTTAGTGTTAGTGGTAATACAACTGGAAAAGTTTTAACTATAGCTTCTCAACAGACAAACTCTGAAACTCTATCCGTACCAAATATTACTGGAGCGGATACTATAACTACATTAGGTCTAGCTCAAACCATATCCGCGGCTAAAACTTTTACTGCCGCTATAAATATGAATGCTCAAAATAAAATTAATTTTTATAACAGTGGTTCTACATTTGCTACAAGTTTAAATGGTGGAGCTAACTCAGCTAACTATGCAATAGTATTGCCAATTGCTGATGGAACATCAGGACAAGTTGTTAAAACCGATGGTTCTGGTAATTGGGGTTGGGCCTCTGCTTCAACTTTTGCCTCTGCAGATGTAGCAACTTCAGCAACTATAGCTGCTTTAGCTAGTTCTACTTCTATGGTTAGAATGACTGGGTCTACTGCAACTACTATTCAAGGTATAACAGCAGGCTCAGCAGGACAAATTATTAGAATTTTAAATGTTTCTTCAGCTTTAATCACATTATCTAATCAAAATAGTTCTGCAACAGCAGCTAATAGAATATTATTACCTAATGGATTTAATGAAATTATATATCCTAATTATGCTTTTGAATTACAATATGATGCTACACAATCTAGATGGACACCATTATCTGATGTTGATGCTCAAACTGTAATGGGGAACCAAACAGGTACAGCTCCGATAACTGGGTTTATAGGAGAACAATTAATATCTAGTGTCACTTCCGTAAGTACAGCTTCTTCAGGAAACTATGGAGATGTTACCTCCTTAAGTCTAACTGCTGGTGTTTGGGATGTCTATGCATATGCATTAATTTCTTTGAATGGAGCTACCGGTGTTTCTGGACAAACCGCAGGTATTTCATCAACATCTGGTAACTCCGGTACAGGATTAACTCAAGGTTTAAACCGTATTGACTTTCTTCCTCCTACAAGTTCAGGATCTTCATCCGTATGTATTCCCGCATACAGAGTGATTATATCTTCAACTACTACATATTATTTTAAAATGCAAATTACTTACTCTACAGCTGCACCATTATGGTTCGGTTCACTTAAAGCAATAAGGGTTGGATAATGTTTTTAATATATAAATTTATAGTTTCTGGATTTGATGAAAATTTAAATCCAATATCAAATCAATGGTTAGTAGCCTCTCAACATTCTCAATTAGTAGATGCTCAAGCCCAATTACAGAGATTCATTGACTCTGGAATTAATTCTAATTATCTCAGACAATTAACTGATCAAGACGCAGTACCTTCAGATATTCCAACACCGTAAGGTAACAAATGGTTCTCCAAAAACAAATTGTACAATTACCTTTTGGTGGTTTACAAACTAAAATAGATCCAAAGATCGCTCCAATAGGTACTTATGAGATACTTGATAATTGGGTAATGAATCGTTATCCAGAATTAGTAAAACGTAATGGTTTAAATCGTATTGGTATTACTACAGTTCCTTCAAATATAAACGCTAATTATAGTTACTTAAATGAAACAGGAGTTATAACTAATAAGGGTTTATATGCTTATAGTCCCGTATTAGATCAATTCCTATCAAAAGGTAATACAGCCTCTCCAATTATTACTTCAACTCCAGTAATTGCAAATACATATGTACAGTTAAATTGTGATTCTTCCATTACTACTCAAAGTATTCAAGGATCTGTCTGGGAAGATTCTCGTGGTGGAGTTAGATGTTCTATACAAGATGTCATTTCCGATACATTTTTAACTACGGATTATCAATTATCTTCTACAGGTATTAAGCCTAAAGTAGTCGCTGCTTCAAATGCTATATTATTTTTATGGTGTGAAACTTCTAATACATCTTTAAAATGTGTACAATATAATCCAATTACTAATACTTTTGGTACAATTACTACTATTAATACAGTAATGTCCTCTACATATACTTATGATGCAATTTTAGCAGTATCAAATGTATTGATAGCTTCAGTTACAACTGGAAGTTCCCCAAATTCTGTACTTGCCTATTATTGGAGTATATCAAATCAAGCTGTTGGTAGTCCTTCAACTGGATTCGCTGGATCAGCTAGTTTATCATTAACAAATGCGGCCTCTACTACTACAACAATATCCTTAGCAGTAGATCCTACCAATACATATTTTACAGTTACTTGGCAAAATGCGGCTAAAGCTGTATATACAAAAGCTTTCTCAGTTTTCTTCGTTTCATATAATTCAGAATTAGAAGTAGCAACTGCCACTACTGATGCTGCCTATACTATAGCATCTTGTAATGATGCAGCCAATAATACTTATATTTTTTATAGTACATATAGCTCTAACTATAATACATTTAAAGCAGTAGTTTCTGGAAATATTTCTTCTCCTACTGTTGCATCTAATGCTTCTTTTATATTGCAATTAGCCGTGGCTTCTAAAGCCATTTTCTTTTCTGGAAATGCTTATATTGTACTTGGCTATACTTCTACAAGTGGACTACAAAATACATTTTTTGGTATGAGAGATGATGGAGCATGTTTTGCTCGTATGTTTGCTCAAGTTGCTGGAGGAGCTCCTAATAAATCTAATTGTGTAACTTCTTTCTCTATTAGACCAGATAAACCAAATACTTATGTACTTGCTTTATTAAAAGTTACAAAAATCATAAGTTCTGGTAATACTTTATTTTTAAATACTAATGTTTTTTCAGAACAAATATATTTTACTCCAAGTAATATTGATAACAAGTCTATTGGTAGATTATTAAATATTGCAGGAGGTTATCTTAAACACTATGATGGTTCTCAAACTATCTTTGAACAAGGATTTCATTTATATCCCGATGGTATAACCTCTAGTAGTAGTACTAGTGGCTCTCCTGCTATTCCAAATGGAACATATAGTTATGTTGTATGTTGGGAGTGGATTGATAATCAAGGACAATTAGTTAGATCAACTCCTTCAGTTCCATTGACTGTTACATTATCTGGTGGACCTAGTACTGTTACTGTTACTATTCCTTGTTTACCTATTACAAATAAAGAAACAAGATTTAGTGATACTAGAACTAATGTTATTGCTGCACTATATAGAACACAAAGTGGAGGTACAACTTATTATAGAGTTAATCAAACTTCTTCTTCTTATATCTACAATAATCCGGCAGCAGCTAGTATATCCGTAGTAGATAATAGTACAGATGCTCAAATCGCCGCCAATATATTACTTTATGATACTGGTGGAGTTTTTGATAATATTGTATTACCTTCTACTAATCTTATGTGTGTTTTAAAAAATCGTGTAGTTGTAGCTGGTTCTGATGTTCTTTCTAATCAAGTATTCTTTTCAAAAGAAAAAGAAGAAGGAATTGGAATTGAGTTTTCTAATGAACTTTCATTTATAGTAGATTCATTAGGTGGTGATATTACAGCTCTGGCTGCTATGGATGATAAATTAATAATATTTAAAGAGAATGTTATATATTATGTTGCTGGAATATTACCGGATAAATTAGGGAATGGTGCAGCACCATATCCTCTACTAGTTTCTACTAATTGTGGTTGTAATTACCCACAATCTATAGTGCTTACGGGTTTAGGATTGATGTTTCAATCGCCTAAAGGTATTTATATGATTGATAGACAATTAAATGTAAGCTATATTGGACAACAACTAGATAAATATACTACAAATCTTGTTACACCTTTACAAATTACAAGTGCGGTTAATTTAACAGATCAAAATCAAGTAGTATTTACAGACATTAACAATCAAGGTTTCATATATGATACTTTTTTTAGTCAATGGTATACTCAAACATATCCTTTTTCTCCTGTAGCTGCTTGTGTACTTAACGATAGTTGGTATGTTAGTAATAATAATCAAATGTTTCAACAAGTTAAAAATCAAACTTTTGACAATATAAATTCTCCAATAATATCAAGAGTTAAAACTAATTGGATTTCAATTGGTCAACTTGATGGTTTTGCTAGAATATTTGCTATATTGATATACGGCAGTAATGCTTCTGTTACAAGCAAGTTAAAAGCCAAAATTTATTACGATTTTGAGGATTATCCAACTGAACAAGTATCAATTTCTCCACAAAATTTAGCGGATGCTACTATTTGGGGAAGCGATGCGACTTGGGGAGCCAGTTCTCCTTGGGGTGGAACTTTTGATGGTTCTTTAAATTTTATGATACGGCCAAAACGACAAAAATGTTCTGCTATTAAAATTGAAATCTATGATGAATTTCCTTCAGGAACTACTACACAATCTTTTACTTTTTCAGGGATATCTTTAGCAATTGGAGTTAAGCCAACTTGGAACAAGAGCCTACCATTTACAAGGAGACTTACATGAAGTTAAGTTTATATGCACAATATTTGCAAGAACGAACTAATAGAGGAATATTAGAAATCGAAGATGGATTTGCTACTTTTGATTATATTGATAATTATGTTTATATCATAGATTTATATGTTAAACCAGAAAAAAGAAATTCACATGTTGCAAGTGAACTTGCTGATAAAATATGTGAACAAGCTTTAAAAGATGGTAAAGAATTTTTATTAGGTTCTGTTGATGCTAATGCCAAAGGCGCCGATATTTCTCATAAAGTTTTAAAAGCTTATGGAATGGTAGAATATAAAGTAGTAGAACCAATGATCTTTTATGTTAAACCTCTAAAGAATGTGGAATCACAAGACAAAGAGGAAATAAATGGGTAGTGCTGTAAGTGCTGTTACTGGCGCCATTGGTGATATTGTAAGTCCAATTGCGAATATAGTTGGTGGAACTGTAGGTTCTGTTGCTAGTCCTATATTAGGATCTGCGGGTAGTGCTGTTGGATCTGCTCTAGGTGGATTAGCTCAAGGAATAATTCAAGCTATTCCTACTGTCCCAATAGCTAATCAATCTAATGTTCAAAATCAAATAAATGCAAATGCAAATAATGCTCAAACTTTTGCTAATCAACAAGCTGGCCAACAAGTCGCCGGCAATCAATTATTAAATAATGCAAGTAATCAAATATTTGGAAATTCTCAAAATGCTATACAGCAAGCTCAAGGAAATATTAATCAAGCTCAGGGAGCTGTTAATAATGCTCAGCAAGTAAATCAAGGACCAAATAGCAATGTAAATTCTGCTATTGGCCTTGTGGGACAAACAGCTGCTGGAGGAGGAGCTGCTCAACAGGCAGCTAATGCTACATTACAAGCGGGTACAAATGCTGCTATAGCTCAACAACAAGCTGCGGCAAATAGTGGTAATTTATCTCAAATGATTGGTGGACAAAGAACTGCTATGCAGAATGCTGCCACAATCCAAGAACAAAATGCCCTTAATGCTGCTCAATTACAGGCTGGTTTAGCAACTACAGCTCAGGGGCAATATACAGGTGCGGCTGCCCAACAAGCGGGGCAAGCTGCTCAAAATGCCGGATTACAGCAACAACAAACAACTCAACAACAAGCCCAAACAACTGCGCAACAAAATCAAGCAGCTCAGTTAACTGGTCTTGGTCAAGCATATAATAACCAAGCAACTACTTATGGGGGGCTTGCTAATACAGCTCAAGGTAATGCTTTAACTGGACAAACTAATGCATTAGGTATTCAACAAACTGCATTAGGGCAATCTGGCCAAAATGCTGCTTTAGGTGTTGGTGGTGTATTAAATGCTGCTGGTGCTGTTGGAGCTGCTGGATTAACTTCAGATGAAAATCAAAAAACGGATATTGAATATGCAAATGGTCCTGATTCTGGTCAACCTTTTTATTCTATGTCTCCCAATCAAGGCCCTAATACTCTAGAAGGACCTTCATTTCAAAATCAACAACAAAATTCTCAACCTTCTTTTTTACAGGCTCAAGGTAATCAACAACAATTTAAACAAAATTTACAATCTCAAGGTGTAATGGATGAAAATGGAAATATAAATCCTAATTTAACCCCTGAACAACAACAGTTTCAAGGTACAATAATGAATGCTTATTCAGGATTCGGCCCTGGAGGAGAAGCACCAAGTATAAATGATACTAATACTAGTGTTACAAAAGCTAAAGTACCTTTAACACCGGTACAAGCTCAATTTATTCATGATGCTGGACAATCTTTTAGTGGATTAGGTAAAAATCCTATGGCCCAATGGCAAGGTATACCATTATCTTCAGATAAAAATGTTAAAGAAAATATACAAAATCAAGATAAAGTTAAATCATTTTTAGATGCTATTGAACCTGTTACTTTTGATTATAAAAATCCAGATGGACAAAATGGAAAAACTCCAGGAAAACATCTTGGAATTATAGCACAACAAATAGAAAAAGCTCCATTTGGTAAATCTATGGTTATGGATACACCTAATGGTAAAGCTATTGATATTCCTTCAGCTGTTGGTACTTTATTAGGGTCTGCCGCTGAATTAAATGATAGAATATCGTCATTAGAAGATTTATTTAAATCTAAAAAAGCTTCTAAGGAGAAAAAATAATGTCAATGATAAATCCATATATAGCAGGAGCTCAAACAGTGGAGAATGCTGTTGGAGCTGTTACAGATCCCAATCAATTAAGTCAACAAATAAGTAATAATGCATCTGCTGAAATGGCTCCTTCTGCCACTAAAGAAGAAGGTGAAAATATTGCTACGGGTATAGGCGGATCGAATGGAACATTAGCCCAAGCACAACAAGCAGCCCAACAAGCTGGACAATATGAAAAACAAGTTGGAGAACCTGTTGCTGCTAATATGGTACAACAAGGTCAAACTTTACAACAAAATGCTAATCAGCAATTTAGCGATTCTAATATGGCTTTAAACCAAGCTAGAGAAGATACAAATAATGCAGCAGCTGGGGCCGAACAACAATTATCAGCAACTGCCCAAGCTGCTATAATAGATCCACAAAATTATATTAAGAATTTAGGAGTTAGTGATAGAACAATGACTGCTTTAGGTATGTTAATATCTGGAGCTGGTTCTGGATTAACTGGACAACCAAATTTAGCTAATGATATGTTACAAAAAAGTATACAACGTGATATTGCTGCTCAACAACAAAATTTTTTAAATCAAAAAGATTTAATGGTAGCAAATTTAAATATGGTTCAAAATGCTCAAACTAGACAACAACTTAGTACTGCAGCTATGCATATGGCGGCTGCTTCAGTTGCTACTGGTGTTAATGTTGCAGCTCAAGCTGTTGGTATGCAAGTAGCTGCTGGAACTGCTCCACAAAAAGCAGCTATGTTATCAAATGCTATGCAACAAACTGCTCTTCAAAATATAAATCAATATGATCAAATACATAAAGTTATTGTTAGTGGATCAGATGTAACAAAAATGGGACCTTTAGGATTATTACTTAATGCTGCTACTAAGCATATGAAAGGTGGACCAATAGTAAATAATACGGAATCAAGACAAAGAATTCTAAATGATGCTATGGATCAAGTACAACCACAATTTAATGATGTACAATCTACTCCCGTTGCTCCAATGTCCAGTTATTCTGGATCTATGGATACAGATACTGGCTCTGGATCTCCATCTTCTAATAATTTTTTAAGCGCTTTAGGTGAATCTAGAAAATGATAAATACTATATCTGATATAGAGTTAGAAAGAGAATATATTACATCCAAATTTTTATCTAAAATTATTTGGCCTAAAGATTATATTTCGTTAAGATTCCTTATTAGTAATATTAAAATTTTAGATACTAAAGAAATAATTCCTTTAACTTATCCTCCTTTAAAATTATTAATTACTAATCAAGGATTATTAAAAGATAAAGTTATTGAAGGCTATTATTATGGTAAAGAATCAATATTATTGGAATTATTTATGTTACTTCTTGGTGAAGTTTCTATGAATATACCAATATATGAACAAAAAATAGCTGAAAAATTAGAAGAAATTCAAAATGATATTGAATCACAATTACCTGGTGAAGGGTATGAAGGTATAGGATATATAATTAATACAACTTTAAATAAAAATGAAGAAGTTAAAAATTTTGATTCTATTAAATTTGATCTACAAAAACTTAAAGCTCAATTAGAGAATATAATAATTAGATTTGGTTCTGGGATAGAAAAAATATCTCATAAAGATAAAAAAGTATCATTTGATGTTGAATATCAATTATATCTTCTTAATTTACAAAATAAAATTGATAAGTTTACGGATGATGGGGCCTTAGCTGGAATAATAGCTAAAGCTATAGATGCAATTGGTATAATGAATCCTAAAAATAGTTTAGATCCTTTTGTTAAAGATTTAGAAGATAATCTTATTCATGTTCTTACTAAACCGGATAATTTTTATTCTGACTGTAAAAATGATAATATTGTTAGTAAATTTATAGGACAGGCATTTGGATTAGTTTATCCACATTTTTTCAAAAAATTCTACTCAATTTATCTAGATGAATATGAAAAACTATCCTATCAAGAACAAATGCAATTTAGAAATTGCTTTGGGATTTCTGAAGATAATTCTGCTTTGATTACACTATGTTCAAATTATGTGAACAAAAATTTCAATCCCCAAGGAGGATAAATAAATGTTAGAACGCTCATTCACAGGATCATTAGTACAACCATTAGTACAACCAACAGGGTCTCAGGTTTTGCTTCCATATCCTAATACTACAATTGGAGGTACAGAATCATTTACAATGGATGCTAGATACTCTAATAATGGATCTATACAAGTAAATGTATTAAATGTATCTGCTGCAGCTAATACTAAATCAGCCCCATATGCAGTAGCTGCTACTGGTGCTATACAAACTACTTTAACTTGGACAGCTGTTGTTAATGCTAATGGTCAAGGATCATTAGGAAATAATATCACAGTTGCTTTAATTGGTGGTGGTACTGCAGGAGCTGAAACAGTTACAGTTACAGGAAATGCTATCGTTGCTAAAATTCAATCAGGTACATCTACATTTACCCAAGTTAGAACAGCCTTAAATAATAGTACTGCTGCCGCTGCTTTAGCTACTTTTGTAGGTACAAGTGGATCTGCTATGACTCGTACAGGTACTTTAGCTTCTAAAGTTACTCAAGGATTGACACTTACTGCAGTAGATGATCCTAATGGAGTTGATACAAATGGTAATAATATTACTTTAACTATTACTGGAGGAGCTACTGCAGGATCAGAAGTAGTTACAGTTGTTGGAAATGCTATCACTGTACAAGTTCAATCTGGTGTTTCTACTGTTACTCAAGTTAGAACAGCTATGCAAGCTTCTACTCCCTGTACTGCATTAGTTACAACTACAGGTACTTCTTCAAGTACAGTTGCTACAGCATCTGCTGTAAGTCTTACAGGTGGTGTAACTGGTGTTACTGCTACTTCTGGTGGGGTTGATAGTGTGTTTGCTGCTGGTATAATTGCTGGTAATAGTTTAATTACTATATCATCTCATAGTCTTTGGAATGGTGAAGTAATACGTACTCCAGCTACTTCTGGTACTCTAGCTACTGGTTTAGTTGCTGCAACAAATTATTATGTTTATATTTCTAGTTCTAGTACTTTTCAATTATTTGATACTTTAGCCCATGCTAATTTAGCTGCTGCTTTATATAATAGCAATGGCCCCGCTCCCTCCACAGCTACTGGCCTTATAGCCATTACCGCAGATGGTAGTGTTGGAGGTAGTACTCTTTTAACTCCAGTATCTTTAAGTGGATGTTCTTATCAAATTCAAGGTTCTAATGATTATGTACCTGATCCAAATGTGGTAGGTGCTGGTGGTAGTAATATTGTTGTCGGTGCTTCTTCCGGAGTTCCCACAGCACTATATGCTGGTAATTGGATTGAATTAGCTACTGGACAATCTCCTACTGGAGTAGTTTCAAATAATGTTACTACTACTGGAAGTTCTTCTTTAGTTTATTGGGAAGCTGGATTTGCTTATGTTAGAATTGTATTTGCAACAAGTGCTGGTACTGCACAAATTCAAGTAATTGGACATAGTTAATTATGAATCTTCATATGCAATTACTTTGTAATAGACTTTCTGGTTTATTAAGAACCAGAGTTTTATTGAGCTGTTTAGGGTTGTATGTTATGTATAAACAACCCTCAATAGGCCAATGGGTAGTTGCCATTGTGGGTTTGGCATTAGGTGTATCTGCTGTTGATGCTTGGAAAGGTACTGGACCTATATACCGAGCAAAGGATGATGATAATGGATGAAGTATTATATGAAATTCTTCAAGAAGTAAAGAATCTTTCAGTTCAGCAAGCCGAATTACGCGCTATTTTAGAAGGACATAAAAATTCTGATGCTAAACAAGATATTGAAATTGCTGAACTTAGAGAATCTGTTAAATCTGTTAGAGAACATGGAGTTATAATTAAAGCCATGCTATGGGTATACGGTATAATAGTATCATTCATAATCAGTAAAGAAATAGGAAAATTTATTTCCTAGAAATAATCTCTTCTCTTATAATAAACTTTTTACACCCTAATTTTATTACATAAATTTTATATGGTTTTCCCTTAAAATTCTGTGTAAATCCTTTACGAAACTGTTGTTTCATCTTTCTTCTCCTTTTTACTATCTAACGGATCTCTCCATCTTAATCCAAAAGCATTTTTAATTCTTTTGTATCTCTTTTTAGCATCTAAAGATTTATATTTCCACTGTGAATCATCTTTGAATTTAACACGTTCTGTAACATTTAAATATTTTCTTAATGCTTTTGCTTGCTTTCCACTCATTATTTTTTACCTTTATGTTTAAAATATTCGATTTGTCGTAACCTTTCCTCAGCTTCTTCTTTAGTACTATAAGTACCTAAAGTTTTCTTACCATCCTCAGATTTGATTACATATTTTCCATTTTCTTTAATTATCACTTTCTAACTCCTTAATCTGTCTTTCTAATCCTTGTTTTAATTCTTGAATCAATTCTTGTAAATTAGATTTATTAACAGTTTCAGCTAAATCATTAAATTTAGATTTCAAAACTTCGGAATGAGATAACATTACAGAGGTAATCATTTGACATCGAACAATTGGATCTTCTATTTTTTCCATAGATCTTTGAAGACTTAATTGAAATGCATGTAATTCTGGATGTTCTTCTAAAAATTTTAATCTTCTAATTTCAAGTTCTTCTAAGGTCATTTAATCTCTCTTTCAAGTATAATAATCATACCTTTGACAATACTATGTATTCTAAACCCCTTAGAAGCAGATTCGTTTAATAATTTATCAACGATTTGTTTTGTTACAAATCCATTTAGAACTATTGAGTCGTATTCGAACATTTTAAAACCTCCATCCTACCTATTACAGTTTGGATATTTACAATTAATTGACGATTATCTATAATAACAGTAAGAGAATCAATAACTTTACTAAGAGCATTAACTGATTGAAAAAAGGCACCCATAGATATAGTTTTAGCTATATATAAAGGCAATAATATAATAAAAGGTAATAAAACAAATATTTGCCCTAAACCTGACTGTAAAAATGTAAGTTTCTTAATTTGTTTATTAATATCTAAGAAATATGCTTTGATTCTAACCCATCTAGTTAATATATTATGATGACCTCTAATAGCCGATCTAAAATTAGCTTCATTAGACTCTTGTACTATCTGTAGTTTAACTAACTTAGTAGATATAACTTTAGTTAGCCAAGTTCCCATAACTACTGCAAATATTATAGTTAAACCTATATACCAAGAAGTTAATGTTATGATTACACTTAAAAATAATGGTAATTTTACTATAGCCTTCAAAATAGTAAGCCAAAAATCTACCGAATATTCTCCAAATTTCTTTAAATCTTCCTGAACTCTTTGTTCCAAGTTAGGTACAAAATAGGAGTCTATACTTCTAGTATAGAAATCTGTTAAACCTTCACGTATTCCAAAAGCTAATTTATTGCTAAAATAAGTTG